GCAATCAAATTAGAGGGTGTTTCAGGCTTCTATCATCTTCTTGTCGGTGTCCTGAACTCTGAATACAATGAAGAACGAAGTTTTGTCACTCTGTACGGTTTTACAGAAATCCTTCCGGGACGTATCACGACAGACAAGATTGTTTCCACAGACGGGAACACTTATTTTGATTTATTGAAAGGTATCATATCCGGGCAAATAAAGTTCAAATCAGGTTCATCGGGCTTATATGAACTTGATGAATGGGAAGCCGTGAACGGTTTGATAACTCAGGCTCAGAACACCGCCAACGCCGCCGTTGAGAGCGCAAAGAACGCCAATACCGCCGTTGGAAATTTAAACGACTATGTGGACGGTGCGTTCGCTGACGGCATTATTACGGAAGCGGAAGCGAAAGCGATTGAGAAGTACATCAACACAGTGAACAACACGAAAGCCGCCGTGGAAGCTGCGTATAACAAACTGTACACAAACGCCTATCTTACGGGAACGGCAAAAACCGGGCTTCTGAATGCCAAGGTTACGCTTATGGGTAGTATTGAGAACCTTATCAGCGCAATCAATTCCGCTATCGCCGATGGTAGAACCACTGTAACCGAGAAAAACAATGTTGATAACAAATATGCCACTTTCAACAGTGCGTATGCCGACTTTAACACAGCCGTAGAAGCCGCCAATAAAGCTATTCAAGACACGCTGAAGGGGTATTCAGATTCGGTTCTCAACACCGCCAACGCCGCCGTTGAGAGCGCAAAGAACGCCATTGCTAAAGATTTGGGTTATGCGAATTTTGATGATTTGGCGAAGAAAGCAGCTGCGAATGAAACCATCATTGTAGGAGGCAAAATCAACACGACATTGATTAATGCTGAACTTATTGTCACGGCGGCTTTGCTTGCCAAACTGGTCAAAGTGACCGAACTTGTTGCGGAACACCTGACTGTTACCGGGAGTTCAAAGATAGCTGGGTTCAGCGTCAGCGGAAACGGGCTTACAAATACCCCGTTTAACAATGATGCGTATGTGATATTCCGTAATGACGCACATAAATGTTTTGCGGGTATTGGAGGAAACGTGCTGCCGACATCATCAGGATTGAGAGCCGTAGCAAGATTTGAGAATGAAGACACGTCCGATTGGTGGGGATTGAACAGGAACATAGCTACTTTGTTCTCCGCAAAAAACGGGCGTTATAACCATGCTTTTTTAGGAAGCGGAAACGGGAATTTGGACGGATGGATAGGAGGCTACAGATACAGCAAATATAATCTGACAAGAGCCAATACTATTTATAGTGGTTATTCAAATCTTAAAGATAATAACCGATGGGTAATTTATAGCAGCGTGGATAATTCAGGCATCACTCTGCCGAAACTTTCAGAGGTAAGAGACGCTCTTAGTATAGGAAGCAGCACTAAGTTCTGTGTGGAATTCACAATTATCGCAGACCTTGATTCAAAGAATTTCGATATATACGGAAGAAACAGCAAGAAAAGTAGTGACAACACCTATCCGTGGAACACGTCTGAATACCCCAATCTGGTACATTGGGACAACGACCATTGGGATAGTTTGGCAATGGGAGCAGGTGACAGTCTCACGGTGTTGCTTATATATGATTCAAGTAAAGGAGGCAGCAAAGGCGGCTATCCCCTGACCTATACAGCGAGAGTAATCAATAGACAGAATTAAAAGAAATAATGATGAAAAGATTTCAAAAGTGATTATATTGTAATCATGTTAATTATCTTTGTACCATATTAACAATAAAAATACGAGGAAGTTTTTATGAATACAACAACCGAAGCCCTACAAGTCGCTAAGGGTATAAGCGACTATGGCATTATGATTATCATTTGTGCCGTTTTTCTTATTCTTGCATCAGGTCTGATGATAGCTTGTTTCCGCTGGTTTAGAACCGTCATAACAAATATAATGACAGACTATTCAGCGCAATTGAAAACACTTCAAGAAACAGCCACAAGAAACGGCGAGGCAATGATTGATATAGCCGAAGGTCTTATTCCTGAGACACAAATGAGAGTGAAAACTATTTCGGGGGCTTTCTTTGATATGTCTGTAGAAAAAGTATGCCACCTGATAAAAAGAATAAGGGAAGAAAACCACATCGCCAATGAAGAAGCTACGAAAACAAAAATACGGACACTTCTTCACAATATGTATGAAGACAGAAACAGCCGTTTTGATTGTTTCAGGTATAGAGGAAAAAAACTCTCAGAATATTGTAACCCTGAATGGGTTGAATGGGTGTCAAAAGTTATTGAGGGCGAAATTTATAATGAAGCAGGGATAAATAACGACAGAGCATATACCAATGTGAAAGCTGTATATGATAACATTAAACTTGATTTTTATCACAATTTAAACAATTAAAGAAATGAAGGTTTTAATCGACAACGGTCACGGGGTTGACACGGCGGGCAAGCGCTCCCCTGACGGCTCTTTGAGAGAGTACAAATACGCAAGAGAAATCGCCGAAAAAGTTGTATCAGAGTTGAAGAAACGAGGCTTTGACGCTGAACGTATCGTCACAGAAGAAAATGACATCAGCCTATCCGAACGGTGTCGGCGTGTAAATTCCATTTGTGACAGAATAGGAACGAAGAACGTCATTCTCGTTTCTATTCATTGTAATGCAGCGGGAAACGGTTCTCAATGGATGAACGCACGTGGATGGGAAGCGTGGACTTCTGTCGGTCAGACAGCCGCCGATAAATTGGCAGACTGTCTGTATAAGGCGGCAGAAGAAACAGACTTCAAAATTAGAAAGGACACAACGGACGGAGACCCCGACAAAGAGGGGCATTTGTATATCTTGAAACACACGAAATGCCCCGCCGTTCTGACTGAGAACCTTTTTCAAGACAATAAAGAAGACGTGGCGTTTCTTCTGTCAGAAGCGGGAAAAGAAACGATTGTCAGTCTTCATGTCAAAGGTATTATCAACTACTTAAAGACAATCTGAAAATGAAACATCTTCCCTTACTCTTACTGTTAACATTCATTATAGGCGGCTGTGCTTCAAGCCGCCGCCTTTCTGAAAACATTCATCAACAAGACAGCGTGGACGTTAGGGTTGAAACCCGTATTGAATACGTACCCGATACTGTCTTTATTGAGATACCGGCACAAACGTCAGAACGTGAAACAGCCGATAGTACATCGCATCTTGAAAACGATTACGCAACTTCTGACGCTCGGATAAATCCTGACGGAACTTTATACCATGACTTGAAGACAAAACCGCAGAAAAAGCCCGTAAAGTTTGAAAAGCCTGTTGAACGCAAAGACAGCACTATTTATAAGACAAAGACCGTAACAGAGACAGAAATCGTGAAAGTTCCCCGAGACCTTACTTGGTGGCAGAAAACACAGATTTACGGCTTTTGGGTCATTCTTTTCATTCTTGTTATAGTTTACAGGAAAAAGATTTTATCCTTTGTAAAATGGCTTATCTGATTAACTTATAAAGAAATAAAATCGTAAATTATATCGGAATTTTAGCGATTATGATTACCTTTGAACCGACATATTTGAAAAGTATAGCGTTTGCTATTGTTTTGAGGGTTAGAAAATCGCCAAAATTTCGAAAAGTCTCAAAAGCAATGGTAGATGCCTGCGTATATGTACGTGGGCATTTCCTTGTTGAGACTTTGGGCGTTTGGCGATGCCTCTAACCTAACAAGAATGCCCACGTTTTTGTGTGTATCTGTGAACAACGGCAACCACTATAAAGAGAACCGTTAAATAACAGATATATGGATTTCAAAGATTCAATTAAACAAATCTCGGAGCGCATTGATACCCTCAAAGCCAATCTTCCGACAGAAGAAGCGACAAAAACGGCTTTGATTATGCCTTTTATAAACGCATTGGGCTATGATGTCTTCAACCCTTTGGAGGTGTTGCCTGAAATGTGTTGTGACATCGGCACAAAGAAAGGTGAGAAAATTGACTACGCCATAATGAGAGACGGCGAGCCGATAATACTTATTGAGTGCAAACATTGGGAACAAGACCTGAACCTGCATGACAATCAACTGCTGCGTTACTTCAACGTCTCAAAGGCTAAATTCGGTGTCCTGACAAACGGTATAACATATAGGTTCTACACAGACCTTTCAGAACCTAATATTATGGATGATAAACCGTTTTTGGAAATCAATATGCTTGACCTGAAAGACACGCAAATAGAAGAATTGAAGAAGTTCCACAAATCGTATTTTGATGTTGATATGATTTTGAGTTCAGCGAGCGAACTTAAATACATGGGGGAACTGAGAACCGTCATCGGGAAAGAGTTCACGACCCCCTCCCCTGATTTTGTACGTTTTTTCGGGAAGCAAGTGTATGATGGGGTATTTACCCCTAAAGTGCTTGAACAGTTCTCAACGCTTGTAAAACGCACAATCAACAACTATGTTAGCGATATAATATCAGACCGATTGAAAGCCGCCATAAAAGACGAAGAACAACCTGCAGAACAGAACATCACAACAGTTCAACAGCCGACAGATGAAGAACAACCCGACAACGGCATTGTAACCACAGCGGAAGAACTGGAAGCATTCTATATCGTGAAATCACTTCTGAGAAACGTTTTCCCGGTTGAACGAATCACTTATAAAGATACACGTTCTTATTTCGGGGTTTCCATAGACAATAATGTTCGGAAGACCGTCTGCCGCTTTTATTTTGACCCTCCTACAAGAAAACGGCTTGCAATCATTGATGAAAACAAAAGCGAGAAGATGTACAAGTTAAATTCAATCAATGACATTTATAACTATGCCGACACTTTGATTGAGGCGGCAAACAAATATTTATAACCATGAAGAAACTATTTTATCTATTCTGTTTGTTAAGTGTTATTTCATTTATCGGCTGTTCAAATGATGACGAACCCGAAGTAAAGAAGTTTTCACCTGACGTTGAAAATGTACTGACATCAATTCAAGGGACATTCTCGGGAGAAGAATATTTCTTGGAACAATGGTTTCGCACAGACAAGCTGACATTCTCCCCCTTTGCTGCTCCCGTTGAAAAGACAACATTCAAGGACGGCACAGTTGAAGTACATGGAACGGTTCACAGAGTTCAGAACAAAGCTGTCGGCGGGGAAGTCATTGACGATTATTTCTTTTGTGTTGAACCGTTAAGAACAGCCATAGTTCTGTACGGTTACAACAGTGATAACAAAGAGTTGAACGAGAAGAAAGAAACACTTAGCTATAAAATTGAAAGCCATGATATAATCAAGTTCAAAGATTACGGGCTTACAGACGATAATTGGATAGACTATTCAAGACAATAAAAGGCAAAGCCGAATGGCGTTCTATGTGCCCCGATGATTCCGGCAATGATAATTTACACCGATAAAAGATTTGGGCGGCACATACAGAAAATTCGATGAAAATAACTTTCAGATAGCAAGGCAGGGTGTTCACGGGTTACGGACACCCTGTTTTCGTGAAGTCATCTTCTTCCTTGCAGAGATAACGGGCGACTTTATGACACACGTCATCGGGAATAAACCAACCTTGATTAATGATTTTGCGGAGAGCAACAAAATCCGTATCTTTGAGACCTGAGAACAACACAAAAGAGGTGTGCTTTTACAAATTTGTTGCTACTTTGTTGCTCTCACCCACGCACAAATCAGAAAACACCTTATAAATCAATAAATTACATCATACAAAGAACATTTTGCATCGGAAAGTAAAGTAAGTAAAACGGAAAGCAAAAGGCATACAAAACGGGTGTAATCAATGATAGATAACAGTTAATCAATCAATGTTTTACATACCATATAAACCGATATAAAATTTTTCTCTGATTATACCCGTTTTATTATTTTTTTGTTGTTATTTTGTTGCTCGTATCGAAAACAGCAACAAAAGCAACAAAAATTATGGGAAAATCGAAAGAACCGATAAGGCTCAGACAGAGAAAGACCGCTTCGGGGAATATCACGTTATACCTCGACATCTACCTGAACGGGAAAAGGTCTTATGAATACTTGAAACTCTATCTTATCCCTGAAGCGAACAGAAAGGATAAGGAGAAGAACCGTCAGACGCTTCAACTCGCCGAGGCGATAAAAGCCAAGCGGATTGTTGAACTTCAAAACGGAGAATACGGTTTTAACGCCGCCTACAAACTTGAAACGAACTTTCTTGACTATTACCGGGCTATGTGCGAGAAACGTCACGGCAACCCCGAGAGCCGGGGAAACTGGGGTAATTGGTATAGCTGCCTCAAACACCTTGAACGGTATTGCAAGCCTAACACCACATTCAAGGACATAACACCTGAATGGATAATCGGTTTTCGTGAACACCTTGACAAGAACGCCCGTTGCAGAGACAAACGGAAGATTATCACAACGGAAGAAGTGACAAAGCCGCTTTCACAAAACAGCAAGGTCAGTTACTTCAACAAACTCCGTGCCTGTATCAACCAAGCATTTGAAGACAGGATAATACCGCATAACCCACTTCGTGGCATTGAGGGTTTCAAACAAGCTGAAACGGAAAGAAGTTATCTGACATTGGAAGAAGTCAAGGCTATGGCTGCTGCCCATTGCAAATACCCAGCCTTGAAAAATGCGTTCATGTTCTCATGCCTGACAGGTCTTCGCAAATCAGACATTGAGAAACTCCGTTGGCGTGAAGTTCAGCAGCAAGGAGACTTTACCCGGATAATCTTCAAACAGAAGAAGACGGGCGGGCAAGAATACCTTGACATCAATAAACAAGCGGTTCAATACATGGGGATTCGCCGTGAACCTGATGACCGGGTTTTTGTCGGTTTCAAATACAGTGCCTATTTGATAGCTGAGTTAAGAATGTGGGCAAACAGGGCGGGAATAACAAAAGACATCACGTTCCATTCAGGGCGGCACACATTCGCTGTCCTAATGCTTGACCTCGGCGCAGACATTTACACAGTTCAGAAACTTCTCGGGCACAAGGAGCTTTCTACAACACAGATTTATGCGAAAATCCTTGATAAGAAAAAGCAGGAGGCGGTTGCGATGATACCCGATATTTTCGGGGCTGATGACAACAAGGAATAAGAGACGGGGCAGCCTCATGGCTTTGCCCCTGTCCTCGTTTCATAGAAGTCTCCCTCGCCCGTCAGAAGCCAGCGTGCGGAAACCTTGTATTCTTTCACTATATAAGTCAACCAAGCGGGTTGAAAAATGTCACTCGCCAAGTTCTTTTCAAGTTTGTTCAAATTCCAGCGATTTATATCAAACTCACGGGTAAAAGTCTGTTTACCTCTTATTTTCCCATCATCTTTCAAGCGGTAAAGAGCCTCAAAAAAACGGCGTACTATCTTTTGGCTGTCTTCTGTCTGCATAATTCATCTGATTTTGCGGCTGCGGTTGCAAATTTGACGTTAATTTCTCTCTCCCGGACATTAAGGCGTTCCCTCCATGATTGAATCGTGTCGGGGCTGAAATCGGCTTTCTCCCCCTCTCTGACCTGACGTTCAAACATGCGAAGTTCATCGGGTGTCATAACGGGAATGAAGCGTTCAAGTTCCATGACCTGATAAACGTGTTCAAGGGCTTCACGGCGCAAGTCCGCTTGTTTCTCATCACTCAGCATTTCCCCCTGCCCCGTCAAGAACCAACGGGCGTTTATCTCGGGCAAAGCCTCAATGATTGAGACTACGGGTTGCAACCCGAAATCAACGCCTTTCAGAAGTTTAGACAGATATTGCGGCGACCAATTCAAAAGGGCTGCAAAGGCGGTCTGTCTCCCGCCAGTCTTATACTTTATAATATCTTGAAGTCTTCTATTCATATCCATATTTAGGTATTTTGAAAACACTTTTCCCGACAACCGCTATACGGCAACGGCAGAGCTTGCATTCCCTTCCCGGCGGGCATTGATTTTTTTGTTCTCCTGAATCTGTTCTTTCAGCATTTCCATTAATTCATCTATTTGTTTGTCACGGGCTGAAAGGCTTTCCGCTTGCTGCTTGATAATTTCCCAAACATCTTTAGGAACAGCCACCCCGCTGTCTTCACTGTTCAGATTATTAGAAAGGAACATTTCTCCCTCGCCTGATTGAAGCCAAACAAAGTTTATATTTTCATCAAGGGAACAAATTCGCTTCATAAACTTCTCGGAAAGAGGCACTTTACCCGTAACAATCTGAGAGAAAGAAGACTTTGTATATCCCAGAGTTTCAGCCAAAGCCCTTTCATTTTCCGCTATTTCCTTGAAAATAAGCCAGTTTATAACTTTTTTCAATCGTCTAAGATGTTCCATTAGTAAATATAATTATTGTTAAATTATAAATTTAATTTCGATTTATTCTTTCAAAATAATTACTTTGTTTATATTTGCACCGTCATACAATTTTGTATGCGGACAAATATACGAAATAATAAATAAAATCGGAATAAACTGATAAGTAAATTTTTGATATGGAAAGAATTACGGACAAACTCAAAAAACTTCTCGCTCTCGCAGAACGGGGATGCGGTGGGGAGGCAGAGAACGCCCGCCGTCTTCTTGAAGAACACCTGAGAAAATACGGTATGACGCTTGAAGACATCTGCGAAAACAAGACTTCACGCAGGACATTCAAGTATAGGAACAAAGAAGAACGCACGATTATCATTCAAGTCTTTCTATCGGTTCTTGGCAGCAAGAGTGAAGCATTTAAGGGGGCAACTTACAATGCTTCAAAGAAGACAATCTACATAGACCTGACAGACTTGGAATATGCCGAAATATCCGACATGGTTGCGTTCTTCAAGTCTCAGTTCAACAAAGAGAAAAAACGTCTGATGAAAGACATTCTCTATGCCTTCGTCAAAAAACACAACATCTTTGACTGCACCCCTAATGATGATGACGAGGCAAGCAACAAGGAAATAGACCTTGAAGAACTCATGCGCATTTTATCCCTATCAAATGGTATGGAAGACGTGACATACAGAAAAGCAATTTCAAACAAATGACGATATGGAAACAATGATTTTTAAGACACCCTGCCAAACAGAACGGGAAGCCCGTGACTTGGCTATTTATAACGAGTATAACGCCCTGATTGCCGTTGAGGGGCAAAGTAAAACTCTCGTAACGGAACACCTGATGAAGAAATACAACATACACAGCGCAGGAACTATTTACTTGATTCGCCGCCGTGTGGAGAAGAAATTGGAAGCGCAGAAAGGGGGTATAAATGGCACTAAGTAAAGAGGCGCAAAAAATCAAGACCGAGTACAATAAAAAGTACATGGAAAGATATTGGGAGCGCAAAGCTGAAAAGAGAAAAAACGAGACCAAAGCGGCGGCAGAAAAGTCAAAGACTGTGACAACAAAAAGAACGACAAAGACTGTGAGTACCGTTACAGTCAAAGAAACAGAACTTTTTGAATGGCTTTTCCCCGAACCGCACGTCACGGAGGTTACAGTCTCCCGGAACGGACAGTCTGATGCACAGTATATCAAAGCCCTTGAAACGGCTAACAAGACCATAAACACGGAAAACGCCCGTCTTCAAAAGCTCTTGATTAAATATCAAGACATCGTTAGAACGGGATTGAAAGCGATAATGTTTGACATCGAAAACTGTAAATCATTATGAAAAAGAAAATTATTCAATGGGGACTGATGACCGTTCTCGGTCTTTGGGGAATGGTTTCATTCATGGTTCTCGCAGGAGAAGAAGCCCCCGAGGTGTGTATGACATTGGGCGATTTTTTTCTGATTAAAGCCCTTGCGATAACAAGTTTTTCAGGTTGTATTCTATGCGGGAAATGGCTCTCAAAAAAGGGTCTTTTACCGGAAATAAACATACAGGAGGATTGAATATGGAAATCACTTTGGAACAACTCAACGAAAAGATAGACAACCTTTCACGGTTGACGCTTATCAGTTCAAAAACGGTTCTTGACTTTGAAGAAACGATTCTGTTCACGGGATTGAGCAAAGGACACCTTTACCGCCTGACAAGCAACCGGGAGATACCGTATTTCAAAAAGAACCGCAAGCTATATTTCAAAAAATCTGAATTGGAAGAATGGATGCTTGACCAGCGCATTCCGACAAAAAATGAAATCCAAAGTCAGGCGACAACTTATTTGGCAACCCATAAATAACACCGCCATGAATAACCGAACAGCAAACATATTTGACGCATGGATTATCAACCAACACAACAGGTTGAAAGAAAGAATCGCTTCTTCAACCATGTTCGATGATGACGCTTTTCAGGAAACATACCTGACCATGCGGGAAGCCTTGACGATAAAGGATATTGAACTCGATTTTGAACCCGTGTTCATCAAGCTATACAGACGTATGTTAGCACGTGAGTTAAGCACAGAGTTCAGATATTCCCACCCCGACCCCTTGTTCTTTGTTCTTCTCCGTTATGATGAAGAAAACCCGGAAGAAGTAGGAACAAGCCCCGACAGAGAAATTCAGGCGAAACAAGTTGATGAATATGTGAGATACAATTTCAAGCCCAGTGACTACCTGATATTTCATTTGAAGTTCTTTCAGGCTATGACTTGGCAAGGCTTGATAGACTACACGGGGCAAAGTTCAGCCACAATAGCAAAAAGACTGAATAACATGAAACACGCTGTAAAGCAACGTTTTACCCCCCCCCGTTTATAACATATCTTAACATTTTATCTATATAAAAATAACATAACTAAAATAACAGCAATATGAAACTTACAATTTTTGACAAGAACAACAGCGGAACGACATCAGCAAGAACAGGCGTTCGCTCGGTTTATATCAACAGAAAAACCGGGAATATTTCATTCTCAAACACCTTGAAAAAAGGGAAAGGAATCACAGTTGAACAGACCGTCTATTTTGCCAAGGACGAAGACAGCAAGACGGGAGATTGGTATATATGCTTCAACGCCGGAGAAAACGGGTTAGCCCTCAGAGAGAAAAAGAACAGCGGCTATGCGAAAGACTGTGAACGCACGATTTATTTCAGCAACAAGTTCATTGCGAACAAAATTCTTGACGCTTCAAAAGCCCAACAGTCAGCCTCTTTTCTTGTCAGTGAGAAACCCGTTATGATTGACGGCAAAGAATGGTTCAAAATCGTGTTATCAAAGCCATTGAGAGTTAACTAAATAAATTATTCACATTTCAAATTTCATCATTATGGAAAATGACATTATTGAAATCAAACAAGCTGAAATGCTTGCGGGAATTACCCGGTCAGAAATTGACATTCAGATTGCCACGGCGAAGCAATATCCCCGTGACCTGAACACAGTCTTGAACAAAATCGCCACCTATGCCACAATGGATAGGGAAACGGCAGAAGACTGCTTCTATGTTCTCAGAAGAAAGGACGCAAACGGTAATGACAACACCATTGAAGGGCTTTCAATCCGTATGGCAGAAATCATCGCAGGGGCTTGGGGAAACCTAAGAGTTCAGACCCGCATCATCGGAAATGACGGGCGTAAAATCACGGCTCAAGCTGTCTGCCATGACCTTGAAACAAACTTCGCCGTTTGCAAGACCGTTGACCGCCGGATAACAACGAAAACGGGTAAGACATACAGTGACGACATGCAGGTTGTGACAGGCAACGCAGCCGCCTCAATCGCTTTCAGAAACGCAGTCTTGGCGGTCATACCGAAAGCCGTTACAAAACGTGTCATCAATGAAGTTAAAAAGGTTGCGCTCGGTCAGGCGATTGACGTTGAGACATCACGCAAGAACTGTTTGGCGAACTTCGCAAAAGCGGGCGTGACAGAAGCCATGATTTGCCAATATCTCGGCATCAAGACTATCGCAGACATAGATAAAGAACGTCTGTTTGAACTGAGAGCTACTTGGAACGCAATCAGAGAGGGAACGACAACCGTTCAGGAAACCTTTGTCAAACCACAGCTTGAAGCCAAGGCACAAGAAGAAGCCGATAAAAAGACCGCTTCGGCGGCTGACAAGGCGGCAGCGGCTATCGCACAAGCAACGGGAACAGCCCCAGCCAATATCGACCCTGAAACGGGTGAAATCAAAGAAGACAAGTCAAAGAAAACATCAACATCTAAAAAATAAACATTATGAACAACGAAATTATTGAAGTCAAAAGAGACGATTTGCGGGAACTTTATCAGGTATTAACCAATTACCCGGCTATTTCAAAAGAACAGGTTCAGAACGAAATGCACAAAGTTTTCGGGGAAGATACATTCAAGCCCAAAGACATCATGGAGCGTGTAAAGACCTTTGAAGACGCTTGCCGTGAACTTGGAGAAGACCACCCGTTTGTAAGCGCATACACCGCATGGATAAAGCATGAAGAGTTTGACGACCAAGAAGACATTCTCGCTTATATGAAACTCCGTATCATCTGCGCCGCCTTGAACGAGGGCTGGGAGCCTCAATTCACAGAGGACGAATGGCGTTATTATCCTTGGTTTTGGCTCTATACTCAGAAAGAAATCAATGACATGGATGAAGACGAAAAAACAGACCGCCGCTTAATGTCAACAGGCGACTATCAAACAGGTTATGCGGGTCTCGCCTGTGCGTGCTCGCGTCACGCCCCCTCGAATGCGGCTGCGAGCATCGGTTCTCGCCTTTGCTTAAAGAGCGACACGCTCGCCGTTTACTGCGGGAAACAATTCATCAACATCTGGGCAGACTTCTGTCTTATCCGCAAGTGAGTAACAACAAAAGTTTAACATTCAAATATCAACAGTTTATGGAAACTAAAAATAACAGCGAATTTATGTCACAGGTTGACGCATTTTCAGGAGAAATGCAGAAGTTTATAGAAAAGTCGGAAGGTAAACACGCCGTAATTATCATCGCCTCTGAGTCTGACGAAAACGGGGAAGGCTCACGTCAAACCGGGTATATCATGGGAAATGAAGAAGAAGTCGTTCACGCTTTAGTTGGGTTTATGAGACAACCCCAAGGACGTGAGTTGTTAAAGAGGGCTGCTTCTCTAAGTATGCTTGATTCTTTGATGAAATCAGTATTGAACGCAAAAGAACAGGAGGAAAGAAAATGAGCTACACGATTATCAGACCGAAAGACCGTAACGAATGGCTTGAACACAGAAAGTCAGGTATCGGGAGCAGTGAGGTTGCAACCATTCTCGGGTTGAACCCGTGGGAAACCCCTTATCAGCTTTGGAGACGCAAGGTAGGTCTTGATGAACCTAAAACAGAGACCTTCGCTATGAAAGCGGGTCATTATCTTGAAGACGCTGTTGCGCAATTTTGGCATGACGATACGGGACGTGAAATAATCAAGTCATCAGCCGGAGACTGGCTGATAAGAAACAATGAACGCCCCTATCTTCAGGTCAGCCCTGACCGCACATATTGGCTCGCAGGAGAAAAGAAGAACGCTTCAAACAAAGGTGTTTTGGAATGCAAGACCACCCAAATGAAAATTTCCGCTGATGATTTACCGAAGCATTGGTTCTGTCAGGTTCAATATCAACTCGGAGTTGCGGAATTAAAAGAGGGCAGTTTGGCTTGGCTCTGTTCAGGACGTGAGTTCGGCTACAAAGACCTGTCTTTTGTTCCTGACTTCTACGCATGGATAGTTGAAGAAGTTGAAAAGTTTTGGCGTGACAACATTCAAGGGAAGAAAGAACCCGAAGCGACATCGGTTCAAGACATTCTGCTGAAATTCAACCGTCACACGGACGGGAAAATCGTTGAAGTGAATGACGCTATTTTCTCAGACTATCAAAAGTTGAAAGAAGTCAAGAAAGAGATGGATAAACTTGATGAAATCAAGACAGAGTTGGAAGAACGCATTAAACTCGGCTTCGGAGACGCAGAGGCTATCAGCTACGGAGGTCAGACGCTCGCCACATGGAAAGCCCCCAAGCCGTCAATGAAGTTTGACGACAAGGCTTTCAAAGCCGCACACCCTGAAATGGTTTCCGAGTTCTCAAGGGAGGTTCAGGGGGCACGCCGCTTCCTGTTAAAATAAGGTTCAATCAACAAAGAAAGGTCAGACAGTTATGTATATCATTTCAAACAAGCAAATGGAAGATATAATCAGCTATATCGAAGCATGGAAAGACGGGGTTCAAGTTGAAGAAAAAGACACCCGGACGTACAACAAGGTTCGTCTCGCCAATATCCTTGTGAAGAAATTGAAAGCGAAACAGCCGCTTTCAAAGCCTGAACTTTCTGAGAGCCTTAAAAAAAATCTTCGTGATTTAAAGTGAGTAGAATGTAATCACTTATCTTTGCAATAACCGAAATGAAAAGACAGTTAAACAACAATATAAACTCCGTACATGGGTTGAACATCCGAAAGGTTTTCAAACGCTTGCTGTTATGCGTGGTTAGCCCTAAATACGGAGTTTTATTCTCTCAAATATGATAACACTCAGAGAAAACCAAACAGAGCCGATAAACAAGGCTATTCAGTTTTTCACGGAAAAGAAACCGAAGCCGAGTTTGATTGTTCTCCCGACCGCCTGGGGAAAATCAATACTGACGGCTTTTGTCGCAAAGAACAGCAACGATAAAATGATTGTTCTTCAACCCTCGAAAGAGTTGCTCGAACAAAACTATTTGAAATATTGCTCGCTATGCGGGGATTTCGCCTTGAATGCGGGAATTTACAGCGCAAGTTTCGGGCGAAAGGACATCGCCCATATAACTTACGCCACGATAGGCTCAATAAAGAGCCTCGGGGCTAAATTCAAGTCTCTCGGGTTTACAAAAATGTTGATTGATGAAGCGCACCTTTATCCCCGTGAGGCTGACAGTATGCTCGGACGTTTCCTGAAAGAAAGCGGCATAACCCACGTTCTCGGAATCACGGCTACCCCCGTGAAGCTGCAAACGAACCGGGATAAGGACGGGCAGAACTTCTCAAAACTTGTCATGCTGACCTCCCGTTCAAAGAAAGGCAACTTCTTCAAAGACATCATTCATGTCGGGCAGGTGGCTGAAATGGTTCGCCTCGGCTTTTGGTCTCCGCTTCAATATGAGACAGCGGGATTCGACAGCAGTCTTCTTGTCTTCAACAGTTCAAAATCTGAATACACGGAAGAAAGCGTTCAGCGGGCGTATGATGCGAACGGAGGATCTGAACAGATTGTTCAAGCCCTTGACAGACATTCAGACCGCCGCCATATTCTTGTCTTCGTTCCCTCTGTTGAGGACGCTATAACACTTTCAAAGAAATACCCAAACTCAGCCGTGATTTACGGGGAAATGGATAAGACGGAACGTTCTCAGGTCATCACACGTTTCAAGGCGGGCGAAATACGGGTCATATTTAACGTCAGAGTGCTTTCGACAGGCTTTGACTATACAGGTATCGACTGCATCGTTTTAGGCGTTTCTACGGCTTCTATCGCCTTGTATTATCAGATTATCGGACGTGCGACACGTATTGACCCCGAGAAAACGGACGCTTTGATTGTTGACCTCGGCGGCAATGTTGAACGTTTCGGGCGTGTTGAAGACATCACGTTTGAGCAGGGTAAAATGTGGCGAATGTTCGGAACGGGCGGGCGGCTTCTGTCAGGCATACCCATTTCGGACATCGGTCATTACACCCGTGAAGACACACGGGCGATAGACGCTCGGGCAGAAGCCCCGATTGAAATCATGCCTTTCGGCAAATATAAGGGGAACAGAATAGCGGACATTCCCCTTGATTACCGTCAATGGATGATACGCTCCTTTGAATGGAACGCAAGGAACGAGAAACTCCGCAAATCAATTCTTACAACCCTATAAATCCATCAGGCTATGGCAAGACCGAAAAAACAAACCGTTGATTATTTCCCGCACTTCGTCAAGGGCGGGCGCACGATTTTCATCCTTGAAAACAAGTTCGGGAATGACGGATATGCGTTTTGGTTCAAACTCCTTGAAATTCTCGGGGAAAGTGAGGGGCATTTCTATGATTGTTCAAACGCTTCAAATTGGGAGTATCTTCTTGCCAAAACACGTGTCACAGAGGAAAAGGCAAAAGACATTATCAACGTCTTGATAAATCTAAACAAAATTGACATTGAGCTATGGAACGAACATCGTGTTTTATGGATTGCGAATTTTGTCAGAAACCTTTCAGATGTTTACAGAACCCGTAACACCAACCTCCCGTCAAAACCCTGTTTTGAAGACAAGAAACAGCCTGAACAGAAAGTTTCTTCCGAGAAAACACAGGATGAAGAACGGTTTTCTGCGCAAGAAACCCCTAAAGGAGAGGAAAGTAAAGAAAAGGAGAGCAAAGAAAAATATCCTTATCAGGATATATGCGCCTTGTGGAACTCAATCTGTGTTTCTCTGCCGAAAGTTCAAAAACTCAATGACAACAGGCGAGCAAAAATAAAATGCCGCTGTGACGAATGGGGCAAAAGCCGTGAGACTTGGATACAGACCGCAGAAGACATCTTCAAGCGTGTTCAGGCATCCGACTTCCTGACCGGGCGGCAATCCAACAAAAGGGCGTGGACGGCGACATTCGATTGGATTTTTGAGAACGGTTCAAACTGGATAAAGGTTCAGGAGGGCAACTACGACAACGATAAAGGCAGCGGCGTTCAGAACGGTTCAAAAGTCACAAAGGTTCAACTCGGTGTCGGCGAGTTCTATGACAACTCAGGGCGAAGGACATACGGTTCAGGCAAGGCGATAATACCTCCTACAGCCCCACCCCGTCCGTCTGACAGACACGCTTGGGATTCATCATCAAACACTTGGATTTTATTATGAGCATAAATTGGGAAAGATACGGGATAAAAGCCCCATACGGGCGTTCAGGGAACAGAAAGGTTTTCTGCCCACAGTGCCATGACCAGCGTCACGACAAACGTGACAAAAGTCTTTCTATCAACCTTGAAACAGGCGAGTTCAACTGTCATTACTGCGGCTTCTCGGGCTGTGCAGCGGAAAAAGAGCCTTGGGAAAAAGAAGACCGCCCGTGGCGCAACGCCGCCCCCATACGCCGCGAGAAACCCGTTTACAAGAAACCCGCCCCACGTCAGGACTGTTCTTCAATCTCAGGGAAAGCCCTTGAATGGTTCAAGGGACGGGGTATCAGCGAAAAGACCCTGACGGCGATGAAAGTAACCGAGGGGCTTGAATGGATGCCACAGAAGAACGGCAAAGCGAATACGGTTCAGTTCAACTACTACCATAACGGGGAACTTGTCAACACGAAATTTAGAACGGGAGACAAATGTTTCAAACTCTGTTCAGGCGCAGAACTTCTCCCATACGGGATTGACAACATCAAAGGTACGAAAGAATGTATCATCACAGAGGGTGAAATGGACGCTCTGTCATTCTTTGAATGCGGACGGACAGATGTTGTTAGCGTTCCGAACGGGGCGAACTCAAACCTTGACTACCTCGATGACTATCTCGAAGAATACTTTGATGACAAAGAGACAATATACATCGCATCTGACACGGACACGAAAGGCGTTGTTCTGAAAGAAGAACTGATAAGGCGTTTCGGGGCTGAACGCTGCCGGATAATTGAATACGGGGACGGGTGCAAAGACGCTAACGAACACCTGCAGAAGTACGGGCGTGAAAGTCTTCTGAAATGTATCGCTGACGCTCCCGAGATAAAGATTGAGGGCGTTTTCACGCTGTCAGACTTTGAACAATCCCTTGACGCTCTGTTTGAGCATGGCTTGCAGAAAGGGGTAACAATCGGACATGACAACTTCGACCGATTGTGCTCTTTTGAAACAAAGCGTCTGTGTATCATCACGGGCGTTCCGAGTTCGGGTAAGTCTGAATTTATTGACGAAATTGCAGAACGATTGAATATCCGCTACGGCTGGCGTTTCGCTTATTTCAGCCCGGAGAACGCCCCGCTGGAATATCACGCCTCAAAACTGATTGAGAAGTTCACGGGCAAACAGTTTGACAAAGAACACTTGACCTACGGGGAGTACAAACAAGTGAAACAACACCTTGAAACAAATTTCTTCTTCATATCCCCGAAAAGCGATTTCAGGGTTGACGCTATTCTCGAAAGGGCGAAATTCCTTGTCAGACGCAAGGGGATTAAAGTTCTCGTTATTGACCCATATAACAGGCTTGAAGATGAAAGCGAGGGCAAGAACGAGACTAAATACATATCAAGGCTGCTTGACAAACTGACAAACTTCGCACAGCAGCACGATGTGTTGGTTATCCTTATGGCGCACCCAACAAAGATGCAGAAGAACAAAGACGGCGAGCCTGAGATACCGACACTTTATGACATCAGCGGCTCGGCTAACTTCTACAACAAGGCTGATTTCGGTATTGTCGTTCACAGAAACCGACTTGAAAACACGGTTGAAATCTACGTGAAGAAAGTGAAGTTCAGACACCTCGGAGAGTGCGGAATGGCTCTGTTCAAATATAACCTGAACAACGGGCGTTACAGCCCCTTTGTCAACGGCACAGAACCCGTTTGGGATAACAGCAACCATTTACAGGAAGAAATCAAACGGCGTGAACAGGAAGCCTTTGAAGCCTCTCAATTCAATTGGGATGACTTTCAGCCCTCCGATGAAGAATGCCCGTTTTAACCATTTAACAGAAAATAGATATGAAAACGTATGTAATCACACTCTCACAGGTTTTCCCGACATGGCACAAGCGAGCGGGAGAACCGACAAAATTCAGAGCAGCTTTCCTAAGCGGACAGACCTGTTCAAAATGCAAGAAACGTAACCATGCCATGTGTACGAGCGAATGTTTCTCAGGCTTGAAAATACACACCATACGGGCAAACTATCCACTATGGCTGAAACGCATCACAGAGGTTCAACAAGGCAAGGCAGTTCTCTCTGTCAGACAATGGTCGGGAAAACCATACAGAAGCCCACAAATTGAAATAACAAGACTGACTGTGAAACACGGTGTTGATATTCAGAAAGTGGTACTTTATAGAACTGAGTGGTATGATGATGACAACAAATGCCATTATTGCTATGATGTTACATTGGATAACGACAAAGGAATAAACATTGATGATATTGCTCGCAATGATGGTTTAAATCCTATTGATTTTATTGAATGGTTTGACAGGGATATATGTAAGCAAAAGTTAGATGATGATGGTAGAGTTCATAAAGAACTTGCAATTATTCACTTCACTAAATTCCGGTATTGACATGAAGCCGAAAGAATTTTTTGACGCTGTTGTCCGAATGAGAGAAAAGCAGCAAGAATACTTCAAAACAAAGACAAGTTCAGCCCTGACAGAAAGCAAGAGACTTGAACGGGTCATTGATGACGAAATAGAGAGAGTTCAAAGAATTATCCACGAAAAACAGAATCCGAAATTATGGCAAGATTAAATCAACGAGCGTGCGGCTATTGCATGAAAGAAAGAGGCTGTTCAAAACGGTCTGAATACATGAAAAGCGATAAAAGACACACAGGAGGAACGGCTGAATTAGCTGTTTCGTGTTCTGAGTTCATTCACTTCAACACAGATAAAGACCATGAGACCGAAAGGAAACGGCTTGATACCTCTTCACGATGAAAAGCAAGAAGAACGGGGCTTCTTCTGTATAAAGCTGGTTCAGTTTCTGAACACAGAAGCCGAAATGGGAACAGATGAATACAAGCGGCTTTGGGATGAAAGGTTCTCAGCCGCTAAGAGTGGTTCATGCTTTTATAGAAACCGCTGCCCGATATATGAAAGAACGGTCAAGAACAGACCTGTACAACTGAATTTATTCACTTAAAAAATAACGAAAAATGAAGAATTATCAATTTGAGGAAATAACATTTTGGCTCTCGTTGATTGCGTGTTTACTGGCTTATGATGCAGAAATATTGTGGCTTGCAAAAATATTGGAAGGAATAAGCGTGATAAACTTTTTTTGCGCAATCGTTACGGCTTGGATAGATGTGAAACATAAAAAGAATTGAAAATGAAAATGAGAAAACAGAAAAAACAAATCCCTGCGGATTTTCGCAAACAGATGTATGAGAATTACAAAGCTAATATGGCTTTCTACGGTAAGCCGATAAGTTCATATAAACAGTGGCTCAAAGATGTGTTTAACACTAAAATACCAACAAAATGAAAAAGATTATTATCATTTCAATCGCACTCTTAGCCCTGACAGCGTGCGAATCAAAACGAGTTGAAGAAGTCAAGGCGAGTTCTAACCAATCATACCCCGTTGAAAAACTGTTCACGGTTGACGGTATCACGGTTTATCGTTTCCGTGACAATGACCGTTACGTTTACTTCACAAACAGAACGGGCGATGTTCAATACAGTTATCAAAAGAGGGTTGGAAAAGCAACAAAAAATGTCAAGGTTCAAACAATGTGTAACAATGGGCAGGAAAATCAACATTGAAGAAGTCAGGGGCTTTCTTGAAGCCTCTAACAGACAGTTCGAGCAGGGAGGCATATACCTTGAACGTGCTCTGTTCAAACGTGACGATAACGGGGTTCTGACGGGTATCACGCTTTCATACGAGGACAGAACAACATCTGACACACAAGAAACAAGAAAGGAGAAACAAGTATGAAAAACGTGACACGGTGTAAAATAACGCTTTCAAACGGTCAGCGTTATACATTGAGAGACCCGGAAGACATCGGCGGCATTGACAGCAACCGCACGGCATTATTCGTCTTCAATAACGGGCAAATTTACAGAGGATGCACGGACGGAGAGGTTGACGATGACGGGGATTTCTGTCTTTCAAAAAAAGACACACATCATCGCATAGGGCTTCCCTTTGACCGTCTTCTCGGATGGGCTTACGAAAAGGAGGGCTGACTTATGGACTGTAAAAATCCACTTTACCGTTTACAAGAACGATTAAATGAACTGAAAACAGCTTTGAACAATCTTCAAATCGTGTTCGGAATGACCGAAAAGCAGATTGAACAGCTAATTATCAGGATTGAAACGATTGGCGTTAAACAAATAACAAAGGAGGCTTTAAAGGAACTGACAGAACAAGCATCTGAACTTCTTAAATACAAAGTAGAATGCATCCGAGAATCTATTAAACGAGAACCGTTCCCACCGTACAAAGAACGGCTGCATCCCCGGAAGCACTGGCAACGGAAACCCTATTGGCTCAGAACCCGGAGCAACCCGAAGAAAAAAGGCTATCATTAAGCCTGAGAGCCTGAACGCAAATGAAGTGAACTTATTACAGAAAACGGATATTTAATCGAATAAAAAACAAGAAATTATGGGTAATTTTTCAATCAAAGAAGACCTCCTGAAACTGAAAGGGGCGTTCATAACAAACTTCAAAGGGCGCACGGAAACAAAACGCTGTCTTGTCATCCCGGTTGATGACAGCGGGCTTTATGTCGGGGAAAAAGGCGTTTATCTTAACCTGACAGCCATAGAAATGGAGAACCCGCAGTTCAAAGAAACCCACTGTATCAAACAGTCACTTGACAAGGAGATATACGAAGCCTTATCAGAAGAACAGAGGCAAGCCCTCCCGATTATCGGCGGCATGAAACCGCTTGTGAAGAAAGCCGCCCCACAGATGAATGTCGGTTCAACCTTTGACGGGGCACAAGCTGTGGAAAATACGAATGACCTGCCATTCTGATGAAATGAGAATAAACACAGACAAAGGGGAGCAATCCCCTTTCTGTTTTCCTTGCCTTTAAACAAGCCCCAAAAATCACGTTAAAACATGAAAGCTGATAAAAGTATCGCAAAAACAAATAAAAGCCGACATACAGCGGCAAAACCGCCCCTGCGTGACGTTTTCACGGTTATTTGTAAGACCGATTTAAAAGTAGATTGTGTAAAAGAGTTCAAATTTCACCCCGTCAGGAAGTGGCGGTTTGATTACGCCGTGCCTGAACACAAAATCGCCCTTGAAGTTGAGGGCGGTGTATGGACGGGCGGGCGGCACACTTCCCCAAAAGGTTTTCTCGGAGACATTGAGAAGTATAATACGGCTACACTTATGGGCTGGCGTGTGTTCAGAACAACGCCTGATGACTTGTACAAGAAAAAGACCCTTGATTTGATGAAATCAGCCATTTTGAATGATTTTGCCCCTTAAAAAGCCCCTTTTTTGTCTAAAAGTGATTACTTTATACTCACTTTTTCATATTTTTGTGCGTACAATGTAATCACTAAGCAAAAAAGAGTATGAAAACAGAAACGATTCATCTTTCACAGATTCAGGTTAACGGGGCGAATCCCCGTACAATCAAGAATGACAAGTTTGAAAAGTTGATTAGGTCTATTCTAATTCTCCCGAAGATGCTTGAACTTCGCCCGATAGTCGTTGACAACACGTTCACGGTTCTTGGTGGGAATATGCGTCTTCGGGCTTTGTCTGCTATCGCTGAAATGTCTCCCGCTGAAATAAACACCCGGCTTGGGGAATGTTCAGGATACGCACAGAAGACAGAAGCAGAACGAGACCTTTTACGCAGTCATTGGGAAAAGTGGCTTGACAGACCAACAGCCCATGTTATCAAGGCTTCTGAACTGACAGACGCAGAACAGCGGGAGTTCATCATCAAAGACAACGTGGGTTATGGAGAGTGGGACATGGACGCTCTCGCCAATGAATGGGATACGGAAGAACTTGTTGATTGGGGATTAGACCTGTGGGAAGACAAATCAGATAGCGAAAGCGGGAACAGTTCTTCTTCCCTGCCGAACAGCGCACCCGAATCATCATTGTTTGACCGCTTTGTCGTTCCCCCGTTCTCTATCCTTGACACCCGTAAAGGCTATTGGCAAGACCGCAAGAAGAAGTGGTACGACATCATCGGGGATATGGGAGAAAGCCGTAATGATACGCTTGTGACAAGCCTTGAAATCAAGTACAAAGACTTGTATCAAAGAACCCGTGAACACAGGAAAGAACTTGGCATTTCATTCAAAGAGTACATCGAAAAGTACGTTCCGAAAGAAGAGCTTGAACGGGAACAGTCGAAAATCGTTGCTCAGGGCGTTTCTATCCTTGACCCCGTTATGGCTGAAATCGTCTGCCGTTGGTTTGGGTTCAAGAACTGTCAGACGTTTGACTGTTTCGCGGGCGATAGCGTTTTCGGCTTTGTTTCTGCTTATCTCGGCAACCAATTCACGGGCATTGAACTGAGAGAACAGCAAGCGAGCCTGAACAACGAGCGTGTGGCTGAAATGACAGCCCGCTATATTTGCGATGACGGTCAGAATGTGGCAAAGCACATCAACCCCGAGAGCCAAGACCTGCTGTTCAGTTGTCCCCCATATTTTGACCTTGAAAAGTATTCAGACCTCCCGAATGACGCAAGCAATCAGGACAGCTATGAAGACTTCATTCAGATATTGAAGAACGCTTTCACGGCGGCTGTCGGCTGTCTGAAAAATAACCGTTTCGCCGTTATCTGTGTGGGCGATGTCCGTGACCGGAAGACGGGCTTTTATTATGACTTCTGCGGCGACATCAAGCGGATATTCAAAGAAGCGGGCGTTCTTCTGTATAATGAAATCATCCTTGTTGAACAAACCGCTTCAACAGCCCTGAGAGCCGCCCGGTATATGGAGACAAGAAAGGTCGCAAAGACGCACCAGCACATTCTCGTGTTCTTCAAAGGCAACCCGAAAGACATAAAGAAAGAATACCCGAAAATTGAGTACACAGAAGAAGACATGGTTCAGTTTGAAGCCACTGAAACTTCTTCTGAGAGTGAAACAACTGAAAATGAATAAGACCATGCAAGCAAAAATCTGGAATCACACCCAATGGGTCAAAGAGACCGACCCGAAAGCACTGCGGGGAATGTTTGACGAACTTCTCCGTAAAGCGGGTTTCAATGTTCTGAGTTGCACGGAACATCATTTCAGCCCACAAGGTTACACGGCTTTATGGTTGCTTTCCGAGAGCCACTTTGCCGTTCATACGTTTCCTGAGTTCGGGCGAACATACATCGAACTGTCAAGCTGCAACCTTGACTTTTATCTGAACTTTCTTTCAATGACAAAAGAACTATGAGCAAGGCACAGGAAAAGAAAAGAAACCAACTGAAACAAGCCCGTCTCGAAATCGTGGCGGGAATGTACAAGCGGGGTTACAGCCTCAGAAAAATTCAATCAGAAGTCGTGAAGCGGCTTGAACTGTCTTCTTATTCTCTCGCCACGGTTCACAAAGACGTGCAGACGCTTCTTGACGAATGGCGGGAAAACAGAATTGAAGATATGGACGCTGCTCTGACGCTTGAACTTGAACGCATTGACGAAACCTGCCGGGAACTATGGGAACAGTGGGAAAAGTCAAAGACTGATTACAACAAGACACAACGCAAGCAGAAAGGCTCTCCCGCCCGTGACAACGAGACGGGGCAGACTTCAATCAGGACATATCAGACAGAAAGGACGGAAACAGAGGTTATCATGCTCGGAGACCCGTCATATATCGCCGAAATCAGGAAACAACTTGAAGAACGGCGTAAGCTGCTTGGTCTTTACGCTCCCGAAAAGAAAGACATCAACGGAAATGTATCTTTCGCCTCTCTGCTGATTGAAAGCGGCTTGTTGGATGAACCCGAAACGCAGGACGAAGCAGAATAACACCGATTGCGCCCGAATGTGGCTCCAAAATCATTCACTCGTATAAAGTTACCATTTGAAAACGAAAGCCCAGCACAGGGCGAATCAGCAAAAAATAACTCAATGAAGAAACAGAATAAAGATATTCTCCGCAAGAAAGGTCTTGAACTGATGAACCTATGGCGGGCAGACTGGAACAGGTTTGTCCGTGAAGCCCTCGGAGTGACCCTTGACAAAGAACAGCAAGAAATACTGTCAAGCGTTCAATACAACAGGCGAACATCGGTTGCATCGGGTACAGCCCGTGGAAAAGACTTCGTGGCGGCTTGTGCCGCTATCTGTTTCTTGTATCTCACACCTCGTTGGAGAAAGAACAGTTTGGGAGAAATTGAACTTATTGAAAACACCAAGGTCGCTTTGACTGCTCCAACAGACCGTCAAGTAAAAAACATTATGATGCCTGAGATAAGCCGCCTTTTCAACAGAGCCAAAGCCCGTGGCGTTGAACTTATCGGAAAACTGAACGCCTATGACATAAGAACAAACAACGATGAATGGTTTCTGACGGGCTTCAAGGCTGATGAACACAACCATGAAGCGTGGTCAGGCTTTCATGCGGTTCACACGATGTTTGTCGTAACCGAGGCAACAGGTATCGGGGATGACACGTTTTCCGCCATAGAGGGAAACCTGCAGGGCGACAGCCGTATCCTTCTTGTCTTCAACCCAAACAAGACGGTAGGTTATGCCGCCAAGTCTCAGAAAGGCGACCGTTGGCACAAATACCGTCTGAACAGCCTGACAGCCCCGAATATCGCGAGCAAGAAGATTATTATCCCCGGTCAGGTTGATTACGATTGGGTGTTGGATAAACTTGAAAATTGGTGTGAGAAAATATCCCCTGATGAAATCATATCAGAAATGGATGACTTTGAGTTCGAGGGGCAATGGTATCGTCCGGAAGACCTGTTCAGAAAGAAAGTCCTCGGTCTGTTCCCGAAAGTCGATGAAGACACGCTTATCCCCCGTCAATGGCTTGAAGAAGCGCATGAACGTTGGAAACAAGCCAAAGGGCGTGAACCGCTTCGGGCTGACCTCAATATTCTCGGTGTTGACGTGGCGGGCATGGGGCGTGACGCAACGTGCTATGTTCTTCGCCGTGACAACTGGGTGGCTTCCTTTGACACACACAATTCAGGCGGCGTGGCAGACCACATGAAAGTGGCTGGTAAAATCATGGTTGCCCGCCGACAGAACATCGGTCTTTACGTCAGCATTGACACAATCGGAGAGGGTGCGGGCGTTTATAGCCGCTGCGTTGAACTTGAAGACGAGCCCCATTATATCCTGAGTTGCAAGTATTCAGAGAGCGCAAAGACCCCTAACGGGCGTGAACTGAGTGACATCACGGGGCAAAACAAGTTCTTCAATATGCGTGCTTATCTGTTTTGGGCTGTCCGTGATTGGCTGAATCCAAGAAACAACACGGGAGCCATGCTGCCTCCGGATGACAAGTTTGACGAAGAAGCCACGGAAATAAAGTTCTCGGTAAAGTCAAACGGCAAACTTTATATTGAGCCGAAAGAAGACATCAAAGAACGCCTCGGGCGAAGCCCTGATAAGTTTGACGCTTTGGCTAACACGTTCTATCCCGTTCGGTATGCGAAACCTATCAACGTGAACAGAATTGCGAAAATGATACGGAGATAACAAACAGAATGTTCAATTCAAAAAATATCAAAAATGACAATCGAAGAAATTTTAAATTCGGACATGACGGCAGAACAGAAGATAGCCGCCCTGAGTGAAAAGACCGTGAACGTCCCTGTTTGGGGCGGCAGAAAAGGGCTTGAAATGGAGTATAACCCGAAGTTTCATCCCGTTATGGATAGACAGAAATACCCCGACATTGTGAACGAAGACGGGATTCAGCCCGTGACCCGCATTGCGCTCGGCTTTCAGAAACTCGCATCAAAGAGAATGACAGAACTGGTTACGGCTATACCTGTCAAGCGTGTGTTCAAGCCTGAGAACGACAAACAGAAAGAAGTGGCGACATTCATCACAAGCGTTCTCGACAAGAACCGCATCGACAGCGTTGACATAGACCGTGTGAACAGGTTCTTTGCCGGCTGCGAGATTATGACGTTATGGTACGCCCTTGAACAGAACAACACGCTTTACGGAAGAAAAAGCCCCCTGAAAATCCGTTGTCGCACGTTCTCCCCCATGCTCGGCGATGACCTATACCCCCTTTTCGATGAATACGGCGACATGATAGCAATGTCAGTCGGCTATCAAAGGAAGAAAGGGAGAAAGACCGTGAAGTTCTTTGACGCATACACGGCAAACAAGCACATCAAATGGTCTTCTGAAAGCGGTTCATGGCAGGAGATTGAGAATGAAGATATAACGCTTTTGAAAATCCCCGCAATTTACGCCTGCCGTCCTTTCCCGATTTGGGAATTCACGTCAGATACAGTTTACGAAATTGAATGGTCTTTGAGCCGTAACGGTAATTACATCCGTGAGAACTCAAAGCCACTGTTCTGTGTCTTCGCTGATGAAGCGATAAGCTACGGCGATGAAAAAAGCCCTGATAAGGAAGCCCGTGCCGTCATGCAATACCCGAAAGGCTCAACAGCGCAGTATGTCACTTGGCAACAAGCCGTTGAGAACCTGAAATTCCACGTCTCAGAGTTGAGAAACCTCTATTTCACAATGCTTCAACTCCCTGATTGGTCTTACGAGAAGATGTCGCAAGTCGCCTTGTCAGGAGAGAGCCGGAAACAACTGTTCATTGACGCACAACTGAAAGTCAACGATGAAAAAGGACCGCTGATTGAGTTCTTCGACCGTGAAATAAACGTTATCAAGGCTTACGCAAAGATTGTCTTCGGGGAAAGCTACGCCGCCGACATTGACGCTCTGAAAGCTGAAATCATCATTACCCCGTTCACAATATCGGATGAAAAGGATGACATCAACAAC